TCAACAGGTTATCCTCCCATTCCGGTAGGCCGAAAAATCGGCAATATCGGACTGTGCTGATAATGTGTCGGGTATCCGTTCTGCGGCCTCTCGCAGATGCTCGACATTGAGATGTGAGTACCGTTCGACCATGGCGAGCGTAGACCAACCACCCAGCATTTTGAGGTGTTGCGGATCAACGCCAGCCTGTGCCAGCCACGATGCCCAGGTGTGGCGTAGATCGTGGATGCGCAACCCAGGCACCCCCGCATCCGCACACACCCGCTGCCAGGTGCGATGATCAATCCAGCGGTAGGGGCGACCCTCCACGGTAAACACGTAGTCTGGGTGGTGGCCTCGACACGCATTTAATACGGTCATCGCCAGCCCATTGAGCGGGAGGCCGATGGCTTTGCCGCCCTTGGCATCATCGGGCGTGACCCACAGTTGCCGGCGGGCCAAATCAATATGATCCCAGCGCAGTCCTAGCAGATTGGATTTGCGCAGCCCCGTAGCGAGCGCAAACCGGATGACCGGCTGCAAGTGAGGGGGTGCGACGGCAATGAGCCGGGTAGCTTCTTCGCGGGTAATCCAGCGGCCGGGACTAGGCGGCTCGCGTTCCAGCCGGATGATGGGGGCTTTATCGAGCCACTCCCACTCACGTTCGGCTTTGCGGAGGATGGCCCTGATGGTGGCGCGGTAGCGATTGCGCGCGCCTGGTGTTTTGAGTTGGGGATGGCTGGTGAGGATTTTAGAGAGCCGATCATGGGTGATGGCGCCCAGCGGCTGGCCTTGTAGGGCAGGGTAGAGCAGGGCTAATCGCTGGCGATCCCCGCGCCAGTCCTTTTTGTGTTTAGCCTCCTCTAGCCATTTGATGATGGCGTCCTCCCAACGATAGATCGGACGCTCGCCAAATTGCACCTGCCGCCAGAGTTCGGCGCGACGCCGGGCGATCCACTCCTCTGCGGCCCGCTCATCGGCAGTCCCAGTACTTTCGCGCACTGTGCGGCCGTTGACCGTAATGCGCGCCCACCAGTAATGCGACCCGTCGCGTTTGTAGAGACCCATGCTGTGCTCTGCGGCTCCTCCTCCCGTGTTGCGATATAGTCTACCAGTGCCGCACGCGAAAACCGCCATCCGCCTAAGCCGAGTCGTCCCGGAATGATTTTGGCTTTGACGCGCCGGCGCACCGTCTCCGTGCTGCACCGGAGCAATTTAGCGGCCTCTTTGAGGGTGAGGATGTCAGTCATTACGGCTCAATCCCCATCGTTTTCGCCAATCGCTCAAGCTCGTCTATTGACATGCGCTCAGCAGTTCCCCTGATCTTGTCAAGCAGTCGCGCTTTGTTAAGCTTCGCTCGTTGGCTTGACATAAAATCGTCATAGCGCTTCTCATCGTAGGGCGCGATGCGGTATCGACTGCTTCCTTTCATTTGCCCAGTTTTTTTGTAATACGGCCTGCTGTGGCCATCAACATAAATGAGACGCGCTGTAACCCGGCTAACGATATCGTAGCTCAGGTCTGGGTTAACATGACCAGCGACATCCATTTCCACCAACACCGTATCGCCGGGCTTGAGATCGTAGAGAGAGCCAATAGCGCTATTTAATTCACTCATTGCTTTCCCCCATGACCGCCGCTTTACAGAGGTGGATTTCAACCTGCTCAAAGAGTAGCGACGCGCATTGCACAGCCTCGTGTTGAGCGCACGGGATGACAATATCCCCACGCTCGGTAGCAATCACGATCATTGCGGTCTCTTGGCTTTCTGGCGTGCCGAGCCATATTAATTTGCCGGTTATTTTCACTGGATCTTAATCTCCGGGTCCTTTGTAAAAAGGAAATCAACCCCGTGCTGTCCGTTTCGCACGAGTTCAAGATATCGATCATCCCATTCTAATTTCCGCTTTTTCGCTATTTCGAGCAGTTCCGGTACCTTGGCTTCGGCTTCTTTTTGTGAGAGGCAATAGACCGGCTGGTAATAGCGGTCTTTATCGAGCACGATCCATTGCTTGCCATGATTATGAAACGCCTCCAGTACGGGCGTTTCAGGCGGGCGCGGTGGGATACGCGGGATTGGGACGATAGCGACGGCCTTTCTTAGGCACTCGCTCAGCAGTGGGTCATCTACGGTATAGGCATCCACTACATATTTGTTGTTGCGCAGCGTAATCGCAAAGCCGAATTTGATGCGATAAAGATTCCAGCGTTCGTATTTCCGGTTTAGTTCGGCCACTAATGCGTCACAGTCGATTAAATCAGCGTTATTCAAAGCAATCCCCTCCCTAAATTTTCCCAAGACAACCGGACGGAAAAAGCTCAGGGCTGAAATTTTCGGCGGTGTAGATCATGGAATACGTTGCTCCGATTGCGCTGTTGACTTTATCCCTTGCCTCAGAGTGAGTCAGCGCGTCAACCTCAACCCAGCCATCCGGGAGAGACGAGAACTCTCCAAAAGTCGGGTGCGCTTCCGTTCTGTACCTCTGCCCGAATGTAACCAAAAACGTGCTCATACCTATTGCAACTCCTGAGATTGGCTGGTCATCAAAACGGAATATCGTCGATAAAATCCCCACCCGCTGGCGCCTGAGCGGCCATCGTAGCGGCGTGGTGGGGGTTGCTGAGGGGTGGGGCGGACATTTGGTCATGCCAAATCCGGAGCGTTGCCAGTCATAAGTAGGTAGGCTCGCTCGGTTGTTTCGGCATCAATGGCGTTGTAAATCAGGATTTCCTGATAGCGCCCTTCTTTGTAAAGCCGTGGGCAGTCCGACCCTTTAATGACTTGCTTCGGTTGTGGCAGACCAAGGATGCGAGCGATGACTTCCAGCGAAACGAAGGGTTCGTTGTGATATTCGGTCGAGAAATAGCGAATCTGGCGCATTAGATCGAACATCGGGGGCGAACCATCGCCAGGCATCAACGCACACGGCAAATAGAGGCGGTGGCGCATGTAGGCATTGCGCAGCTTGCCGATATCAAAGCCAAAATTTTGGCCGACTAGCTCCGTGCTTTGACAGGTGCTGGCGTTCAGCAAGACCCGCAGCGTCATGAGCAATCCTTTTTCGTCCTCACAAGGCAACACCACCCAGCCAGGGATATCAAAGGAATCATTGCCCATGCCGTTGAAGAGGACGGCTATGCGGTCTGTTTTTAAGCTCAAGCAGGTGATGGGAGAGGCATCAAGCAGCGCCGCTTTCCGCTCTATTGCCGCTTCTCGCTCGGGTCGCTTACGCTCCACTGTCTCCGCTTTCCAATTTTTTGGAGCCTTGAGTAGCTCCTTGGCCACTGCAACCGCTGATTCGTCGGCGTCTGCCGTCTCAATATCCATGACGGCGTAACGGGCTGGCTCCGTGCTATGCGCCACAATCGGAACAATGCCCATCATGACCAGCGCCTCCCGCCGTTGTAACCGCCACGGTTCCCGCTGTAGCCGCCACCACCATAACCACCGGAGCGACCACCCCAACCACCGGAGTTTCCGCCGTTACCGCCCCAGCCGTTACCACCATCTTGATTACGCGGCTGCCAGGCATCGACGGGATATCCGGCATTGGCTAGCCCTTGGATGGCCGCCAACAGTGCTTGGGGGGATTGGCCGCATTCGGCGGGTAAGTGCAGGTCTACCCGCACTGAGCCGATAGGCGTCTCGATCTTGACCGGGATTGAGATGCCGGTGATGGGCAAGGCAGCGGTTGGGGCTGGTTGCGTCCAACCCCCCGCAGAATTAACAGCTGCCGGTTGCTGCTGCGCTTGAGAGAGCAGCGCCAAGAGCGCTGCTTGCATATCAGGGGCTTGCTGTTGCTCAGACATGTCGTCTCCTAAAAAACTTTGCCAAGGACGAAGCCGACCACCACCAGCATGACGCCGACCAGTGCACGGGCGACAACAGCGGTTTCGGGATCGATGAAGTGCCCAACCGGTGTGGCGTAGCCCGCTGGCGTTTGTGGCCCGCGTGTGTCGGGGTGGATGAACTCTTGCACTTCGTCAAGGTGCAAGAGATCACGCACCAGGTGCGGCGGCTTGTTCTCCGTGCGCTCAATGGCGGCCAGAATCTTTGGCGTGACTTCGGCCCGTGTCACGGGCGATTGTTTTTTGTATCTCATGGGGGTCAGCCCGACCTTGCGGCCGGGCGCTCCGGTTAGGCCGCGACAGCGGCTTGATGGTGTTCGAGGTATAAATCGACGCACTGATTCCACTGCTCAAGCGCTGTCGCCGGGGTCCGGCAGATTGTTAGCGGACACTGTTCCTCTGGTATGGCGGCTTCCACGAACTCGTAAACGCCTTTGTCGCACTCCATGGATGCGCACTCGTACTGGTGCTCATTGGGGATAAAGATGATCAGCCTTGGTGCTGACCCGCAAATTGGACACGGCTTGGCTACCATGGCAAATCCTCCAGGGCGGTCGCCTGAGCGCATAGAGTGTCTTCGTAGGCTAATAAATCGCTGACCGCTGCCTTTCTCGCGTCCTTCATCGCTTTCTGAAGCGGTCGGCTTGCGCGATGAATCGCCCGCCCAACCATCCGATCTAAGCGGCGGCGTTGCCTCTCTGGTAAAAATTGCGCCGCTACTAAATTTGGGGTACGCTCTAACTCAGCAATGTGCATCTGTTTCTCTCCGATAAGGCCGCCTTGGTGCTGTCACACCAAAGGCGGTTTTTCATTAGGCCGCCAACCTCAGCCGCTGAGGTTTCTGATGCGTGAATTGTTTTAAGTAGTCCTCTACTTCTTCCTTGTAGTGCTGTACGTCCACAAACTCGGTCACGTCTGTTTCCACAAAGTGCGGCCCTTGGTGGCCGTCCCCGTTGCGGTCGTACCAGTAGTCTCCAGCCTTGGCGACTTGACGTAACGCCTTGACCGCGTAGACATCCACCCCATCCGGGGCTTCGTCGTAATAGACCCTGGCATCGTAGGATTGCCCGTTGATTTCTACGGTTGCAAAGTCATAGGTGAGGATCATGCCGCTACCTCTTTCCGCTGATCAGCGATGGCCAGTTCCCGCCAGAACGCCAGGCACGCATCACGTTCCAGTGCGGCCCGGCGGTCTAGCTCTTTCTTGATTTCCTCTACCTCTCTCGCAATCAACATTTCTTTGTACTGCTGCATGGCTCATTCCTCTCAAAAAGCCCGCATCGGCGGGCCGTCGCTGTTATTCGGCGGTGTCGTATAGCTCAAACCGAGCGCCATCGACGTGAAAAACCATGAACTCGCCATCGTTCTCATCGAGGCAGCCGATCCTGAGCGTTAGCGGCTCGCGGAACTCCACGCTGCCCTCGTAATTCGTGCCGCCGAATACAGGCTCAGCAAGCACTTGGATTACCACGACCGGCGCCCCATTGGCTGGGAAATTCCTGTTTTTCATCCCTGGTTTCCAGGTCACCAGGTCACCGGCCTTAAAATTGGCCGGTCTTTCGTATTGCGCAAACGCATCCCGCAGTTGCTCCTGTGTCCCGCCGATGACAACCTGCCTGCACTTTCGCGCTGGGCTTGTGTTTACGTCTCTCATTCTCGTTCCTTCAAAAAGCCCGCCCCTTGCGAGGCGGGAATAACCACCATTGGAGGATTTGGCCCGTCATCCGGGTAGGTGGGTGGCGGGTTGAGAGCAATAGTAAGCTAACTTACATAAGAAAGCAAGCTTACTTTTTCATGCAATAAAAAACCCCGCGTAGGGGCGGGGTGGCTGGAAAGAATTGATCTAGGGGGCCGTGGGCGCGGAGGGCTTGACCATAGCCATAGGAATTGGCCCAAGGAGAGAAACGCCCCAAGGGCCGCGCGCTGTTAGCGTTGCAAGTCGTTCGCGCATCGCACCAATGAGTATGTTGAGGCCGGTGCTAAGTCCTTGGTGACGTAGCTGCTCGGTCATTTCCTGATCAGTGAGCAAAACGGCGAAGGCCGTTAGAACAACAAAGTAGGCCGCATTACTGTCGTGCGTCTCGTCAACTTTAATGCTGACCTGTACAGCAATGGCGTTCTTACGGTCATTAATCGTCAGCTCATTAGCCTCAATATGGAACGGGCTGCCTTTTTGATCCTGCTTAGGATCATGCGTCGGGTTGGCCCGCACCTCTTGATGCGAGAAAGAGAGTTCTTCAAGCTGCCAAGGGTAGCTGGTCATCGCTTGTTTCCAGATCAAACGCTTTCTGAGAAAGAGGTTTCTGGGCTGAAATCCACACTTTGCTACTCGCTACAGGCATCTTCGGAGAGGAGAAAGACTCAACCCATCGTACCTTGGCGCTATCGCGCGCTACGTGTATGCATAGCTTTCCTCCAGCCGCCCTAGCCAACAAGGCCATCGTTCTGATGGTGAGATTGGCATCACCGCGCATCACCTTGGTGATATAAGCAGAGCTTGCCCCAATGCGCTCTGCCAGATCGACTTTACGTAACCCTTGAGACTCCATTAGATGCTCTAAGGCAACGGCAAAATCGATTTTTGCGCTTTCGACGCAGTAGTCCTGGTCATTTTCTAAGCCAATAAACCAATTCAGAGCATCCATCGACATCTTGCACCTCACAGAATTCCAGATTTCCCAGTTGTTTGTCTCGCTGATAAGCAGCTTGCAGCTTCAAGACGCTATCAATATCCGCTTTATCAGTTGCTTGTTGTTTTTTGATCACGCTGTGACTCAGGATCACCAAGCGCCAATCGTCCAGGAAGCAGTAAAGTCGCACCCTGCCTTTAGAGAATCGCCAAACGTTTGTCCCTGTTTTAGCCTGGTGAAAAATTTCAGAGTTCAGTCTGAGCCGGCCGCCCTCTGCATAACGCTGAAGTATCGCCCGAAGTCCGATTGCGCTAGCTTGATGCGCAGAATCAATGCTTTTGAGATCGCTAAGCGCAGGTATGTAGATAACATCATTCGCCCGCTCGAATGGGGCAAGAATGGTATTTTGATGATGAAATAGCTTAAGAAGTTTCACATAGTTTAACTTATAGGTTAACTTTCAGAAACCACCCGCACCGCCAATTTAAATACACCAACTGAAATAACTTCCCGCTGCTACCTCTTCCCCTTGCGCCGCTCCAGACGACACGCTAGACCGTCCACCGCGACGCCATGATGACCACACCGATGATTTTGCAAAGCGAATCCAGTTTTTGCAGCGGATAGCGTGGATTGAGGGGCGTGAGATACCAGACGCCGCCTTCCTTGGTCAGTCGCTTAAAGGTCGCCTCATCGTCGCCATTGAGGGCAATCACAAGGTTCATCGCCTCGGCTTTGCGGTCAGGGTCAACAAAAATAATGGTTCCCGGTGGAAAATCCGGCTCCATGGAATCCCCGTCAACCCGCAAACCGAAGACATTGGGCGTTTTGAAGGTAACCGGTAGCCACTCCAGCGGCTCATCTAGCGCAACATCCGGCTCCCGCCAGCGGCCCGCGCTCACCCAAGAGATGATGGGCACCATGCCCCGAATGGGGGGTCCGGGCAAGACGTTGGAGGGTTCGTAGATCACAGGGGGTTGGTCGGCTGGGCCGCTTCCCCTGCCGTATAGCAGCCATTCAATGGAGACTCTAAGCGCCGCTGCGACTCTGTGTAAGTTTTCGCCATCCAATGACTTGGTTTCGCCTGTTTCCCATTGCGTAACGGCAGGGCGTGAGACGTTCACCAAGTCCGCTAACTGCTGCTGAGTTAACTTCCTTGGTCTAAATGCCAGTCGCGCTTGCTTGATGCGGTAGCCAATGTCGTTATCCGCCATGTAAGAAATCTTACTATCCAACGCTTCGTAAGTAACCGTAAGCATATTGACAATTTATTGGTAAGAGTGCTTACTATATAGGTATGAATGCTAATGACTTATCAGACCTGGTTAGGTACTTCGGAACTAAAGCTGCAATCGCACAAGCGCTGAATATCCGACCGCAAGCGGTTTATCAGTGGAAGGGGAAAGTCCCTCCACTCCGAGCCTTAGAGTTAGAGAGACTCACTCAAGGGCGCTTAGTGGCGCGCTCCCGACCTGGGCTGTACTGCTACATCCAACCCACCCCCTCCATGGGCCAGGAGGCGGCGGCGTGAACGACTGGCAACGAGTCCGCAGCATGGACGGCTGTCGAGACGCACATCGGTGGGAGCCAGGCGTCCGACGGGGGTTTGTGTCCTCGCTTTGCGGGCAGTGGGCGTATTACGCCGACCTGCTCTATCCCGCACAACCGCAGGATATCCGCTGTCCTCAATGCCTGGCGATCCGGCCTGCTGCGAGCAATCCACGCCAGGAGGCAGCATGACCGACTGGCGCATCTCTCCTGGCTCCAACACCGCCCACCTCTGGCGGACATGGGGTTTTTGCGCAACGCCACACTCCCGCAGCCTATGCCACGCAGCAATAGCGCCAACAGCGGAATTGCTCGCTGCGACGCCCGAATCGATCCATTGCAAAACGTGTGCGTCGCTAGAAGCGGCAGCGGATCAATTTTCAGCGGCCCTCACGCAGCGGAGAGCCAAGCAATGACCGAATCCCGCCAATCCCGATATGCCCTGGAGCGCGCCCAACCCGTGCGCTACATCGTCACCGCCGAAAACTTGCTGCACTTCCAGCACCTTGACTGCACCAAGGGGCCTGGCTACTGGAGCATCGGTGATGGCGATGCCAGTCTCGCGTACTACTGTCCCTACTGCGGTGTGCTACTGGCGCCGCCGGAGGGCGGGAAGGCCCCTCGTCAACTCCCAGCCCAGAACCCCCCCGTGGAAACCGGCCGCGTGCGCTTTGGCGATGACGACGCCGGGCTGTTTATCCGTGGTGCCGAGGCTCAGATGTACCCGGCTGCGCTGCGGTTGGCTGCGTCGTATTTGCGCTGCGCGAAATACTGGGTCAATGCCGGCATCCTGGACATGCTGGCCCAGTGCATCGATGAAACCGTCGAAAACGGCGCCTCCAGTGGGCCGGAGAGCACGCCATGATGAAGTGGCGCCGGGTTTCAAGGTTTGCCATCGCTCATGTTTGGGATCTGGGAGATTGGGACCTTGTGTACCCCATCTGTGAAACCGCTCCCCCAGAGCAGGAGTACATGCTGGAGTGGGTTGAGTCAGAGGAGGTCGGCGTCACGTACTGCGAGCAATGCCAGGCCCTCGATAACCCCGTGTCCTATCGACAGAACGACTTGGCCCTCGATTACTCACCGTGCCTCACGCCACCCGCCGAATCATTGCCGGGCGTTTCGGCGGCGTTGGCCGGTAGCGCCGGCGGCGGTAGCGATGCCATGGATACCGATAAGGGAGGATCGGCGTGAAACATCCTGATGAAATTCGAGACATCGTTTCGGCGCTCCGGTTTAACGCAGTGGAATTTAGAACCATCAACGCCGTTGCCAAAGCCCGTGGGCTGTCCTTTGCTACCGCCGCGCGCATGTTGGCACTGGGACAAGCGGAAGAGGAACTGGCGTTGATGCGACAAAAGCATGAGCGTCGGAGCGCTGCATAGGAAGTTACTAAGAGTTACTCATTTGATCAAAAAACAACCAACTCTAGGAGCGCCCTATGCCGACCGTGCAACCCCTACCGGGCGCGGATCAGACCGTCATTGCGGAATTTGCTGCCTATTGGAACTGCTCTCTTGTCGAGGCGGAAGAGCGACTGGTCAGGATGGCACTAGTCAAATTGCCCGATCCGGGGATTGAGAGCGCCAAGAACGTGTACCAACTGCCAACCGAGATGCAACAGTGACCCCGCCGATCACGCTCTACCAACGTCACCGCCTCCTGGATGAGGTGACCCAGAGGCCAGGCCAATCGACCCAACAATTGGCTGCGCTGATCAGCGTCAACTACAAAGTGGCCTATCGGGCGCTCCGACGCCACGCCCTGGCGGGGTTGGTGTACTCCATATCAATTGGCGGGATGGGTGTCATGCAGCAAGCCAGCCGCTGGTGGCCCTGCGGCGTGGAAGCCACCCTGGAGGATATCAGCGCGCGTTTTGCCCCCCGGAAGCCCAAGCAGAAGCCCGCCAATGCGCTAAGTGGCATCACCGAAGCCGATCTCTATTACCACCGCTACTGGAAACTCCCGAAAGAACAGCGGGCAACGATGCCGTTCCCGGAGGCGTGCCGTGACTGAGCCATCAACCTGTTACCGCGTAGGCGATGAGCATCCGGCAACGGTAAAACAGTCCCCACCGACTGAGAGCCGTCATATCCCGATTGTCTGGCTAGTGACGCATGACCTGGAGCGGCGGGCGGCTGAAGGCCGCGTCAAGTACGGCACGTTGCTACGGGGATTTAACGGCCATGACGCGCTCACGGATGCCTATCAAGAAGCGCTCGATCTGGTCATGTATTTACGCCAGTTGATGTACGAGCAATCGGCGCTGGCAGCCGAAAACACCCGACTGAAAGCCGAGATTGTGCAACTGAAAGAGATGCTCGAAAAACGCACCGTTGACGATTTGAAGTGATTCCCAACCACAACCCATAGGGGTTCCCCGTTATGACAATAGCAGTACAAATCACCCATCAGGGCGAAGATCCAACGCGCGCGCTAGCCGTGTGCGACCCAACCTACACCGGACAAGCGCCGGTGATTCCGCTGAGGGCGGGCGAATCGCGCGTGTGGGCCGTCCACAGCGGTAATAGCTTGGAAATCAAGGAGATTGCTGTTGAGGAATTAGCTGTTGCCGAAGCGGCCGACGCGACGGAAATCGGCGAACAGGCCGCCGAAGAGGCTGGTGATCCCGATACCGACGAAGCCGGCACTGAGCCGGAAACCACCGAATAACTGAGTAGGCCAACCGATGCGCTCAATCGTCGCGGGCTTCTTGCTTTCTCCCGTGCCGCCCCTTGTGCATCGGGGCCTACCGGACTGTGGGTTGTCCGGGCCGTTCTTGCAGCGGCTAACAAACCCATCGGCAGCCGTGGCAGGTCGTAGCAGCAAAAACGGCAGCGTTACTTCTCTGAGTGGTTTGCCCCGCCCCGGCCGGGCAATGCCGGGACTGATTGCAGCAGGGTGGAGCAGCCCGGTAGCTCGTCGGCCTCATAAGCCGAAGGTCGCAGGTTCAAATCCTGTCCTTGCTTCCAACAAAAAACCCGACGCTGGGAAAGAGCGCCGGGCGTATCAACGCAACCTGAGCGAGTCGTTATGTTGAATGCCGCATTGGTTGAGGTTTCAGAATACGGTAATGGGGTTATCAATACCGAAACCGGGGAATTGGTTGAAATCCAAAGCGCGCCGCTTCCTATGGTGTATGAGCGCGCCACCAAAGCCCTGGCGGAATGCAGCCGCATCGACGAATGCAAAGACTGGGCGAATAAGGCGGAGGCATTGGCCAGCTATGCCCGCCAGTCGAAAGACGACTCACTGCGTAAGATGGCCGACCGGATTCAGGCAAGAGCTATTCGGCGCTGTGGGGAACTGCTGAAACAGATTGAGGCAGGGAAGAACCGCTTTGATGAACGTAGGCATGACGGTAGCGACACTCCTATTAATCGCACCGAAGCGGCCGCTCAGGCCGGACTCTCCGAACGCCAGAAAGTCACCGCCCTTCGTGTCGCTAATGTACCGCAGCCTGTGTTTGAGGAGGCTGTAGAAAGCGAAAGCCCCCCAACCATCACCCAACTTGCCGAGATTGGGAAGCAAGCAAAGTTCCCGGTTCCAGCTATCGATTTAGAAGGTATAGACCCGGCTCATTTCGCGCGCGCCACTGAATTAAAAGGCAGCCTAAGTCGCCTAGCGTCATTTTGTGAAAAGCAAGACCCATCTGCAATAGCCAAAGCCTTCAAGCCGCAAGAGATCAAAACGGTGCGTCAATACCTTGCCGTCATTGAATCATGGTTTGATTGTTTTGTTGTTAATCTGGAGTAAAGCGCCATGTATTCGATCAGCAAGTTAGTCAAAGAAATCGCAGGCTATACCGACAGCCTTGTGAAGCAAGGTATTAGCCTACAGCCTGATTTTGTAACGCAAAAAATCCTATCCGATCACCCAAACATCATTGGTGATGATTCTGATTTTTATACTTGCGTTGCAAAAGAAACGATCCGTGACCAGGTGGTAAAACGCATTAGGAAATTCAAGGTCAAGCCGGAAGATCAAATTATACCGGATAGCCAAATCGTCATGCCTGGCTTTGAGCGCGTACAAATCGCCTATGTGATCGAAGTCAACAGAGAACAGATAGCGGTTCCCCTCATCAAGATGACGGCCAGTCAGCGCCGCGCAAAAGTTGCCGAACTTAGGGCGATGGGATCAGGTTGTTATCAGCACGCTGATGAATTAGAGCGCTACGACGAACTTTACCCAGCCGCCGCCTAATGCCACGCGCCTTCCGTCTCGTGCCAGACAACCCCAAAGAGGTTGACCGGCAAGCCGAGATCATCCGCTATTTAATCGCAGAGCCGAAGGTGAAATTCATCATTCGGGTGAATGGCGGTGGGCGATTTATCAAAGGCGCGTTTGTGTGGTTTTACAAACTGTTTGTGAAAGGCTACGAACCGCAGCATGGCAAGGGCGTATCCGATCTCATTGGGCTGTTGCGCGATGGCCGGTTTTTTGCCATTGAAGTGAAAAGGCCGGACAGTGAAACCAAGCAAGACCGGGCGGCTTTACAAGCGGCGTTTTTGAAGATAGTGCAAGAATCAGGCGGAGTTTCCGGTATTGCCGAGACGTGGCGAGATGCAAAAAAGATTATTACTGGAGAGCAGGCATGAGCGGATTAACAGCAGAGCAACATCGACAACTCCTAGAGTCTATCCGGCAATGGGGCTGCTCCCAAGATCGCATTCAGAGCGAGCAGGGCCACCAGGCCGCATTGGCCGAAACACTCAAAAACAAGTGCGGCATCAACGAAAAGCATTTCAAGCGCGTCGCCAAAGCCTATTGGGCGGATACCGTTGAAAAAGATCGGCTAGACGCCGAAACGCAGCTTGATCTATTCGAGCAATCGCGTGTTTTCGCCTCTGTGTCCTCTATCTCTGAGGAGTCGCTGCCTTGAGCCGTATCCGAACAGTTAAACCGGAATTGTTCCGGCACGAGGCTTTATTTGACGCAGAATTAGCCACCGGGCTGCAACTGCGCTTAGCCTTCATTGGCCTATTTACAGCCGCAGATTGTGAGGGTCGCTTTGTTTGGCGGCCAAGAACGCTAAAGCTAGATGTGCTGCCGCATGACACGGTTGATTTTTCCGCCGTTTTAAATGCTCTTGAAAAATACGGCTTCATCAAAAGCTACGTTGTGAACGGCGAAAAGTACGGCGTCATTCCCTCGTTTACCAAACACCAATTTATCCAAACCAAAGAAAAGGAACGAGGGAGCGAAATTCCGCCATGCCCAGCGCAACCGACTGAAATCCAAGAGAACGAACCCGGAATCGTACCGGAATCGTACCGGAACGAACCTGGAATCGTACCGGATTTACAGGAAGGGAAGGGAAAGGAAGGGAAAGGAAGGGAAGAGGAAGGGAGTGTACCCGCGCCAGCGCGGCACGCGCCCGCTCGTTCGATCCCGTTGCCTGATGATTTTTCCATCAGCCCAGCAACCGAAACGTGGGCAGAGCAACACGGCTACGACCGACTGCCGGAGCATCTCGAAGCGTTTAAGGGCAAAGCGCTGGCCAAGGATTACCGCTATGCCAATTGGCAACAGGCATTTCGCAACGCGGTGCGCGACGACTGGGCAGGGCTACGCAAAGCGCCTCCAGCGGCTCCAGGAGGTGGCCGCGCAACCGGCAGGGCCTATGACCCGGCCAGCAAACGCGCCGCACTGGCCGAACACAACGGCGGCGCGCTCTCGGCCTGGCTGGGCGGCGTTTCGCCCACGGCCGCAATCCCTGCTCTCGCGCTGGAGACCGACCATGCAACCCACTGACAAACCGGCGTTCGGCCTGTTGGTGACGGGCTATTTGCAGGAAATCTACGAAAAATCCATCACGCCAGCGCTGCTGAACGTCTGGTGGGGAACGCTGGCGGGGTATGCGCTTTGCGATATCGAGTCGGCCTTTGCGCGCTATGTCGCTCACCCGGAGGATTGCCGGTTTGCACCCAAACCCGGCGATATCGTCCGCCACATTAACCTTGTCCAGGGGGATGATGGCCGACCAGGAGGCGATGAGGCGTGGGGGATGTTGCTGCGGCTCATCCGCGATGAGGCCGAAACCGGTGTCCTGTCGGAGGAGATGCGCCAAGGCTGGGCAGCGTGCGGCCCGATCCTGGCCGAAGGGGACGAGGTTGGCGCAAGGCGCTGTTTTTTGGATGTTTATGATCGCTGCGTGCGGGAAGCACGAGCCGGGCATGTGCCGCCCCGATGGACTGTAACGCTAGGGACCGATCCCACACTACGCGACCAGCGCATCGCCGAAGCGGTCCAGGCCAAACGGCTGACGCGAGATCATGCCGTCGGGTTGCTGTCGGGGCCGGCGCCAGCATCACTGGAGCAGGTCGCCGGGTTGCTGGAAGGTCCAGAAGCGCCACCGGAAGAGCGTCAAGCCGCCCATCGGCTACGCGAATTAGCAGCGATGTTGCGGCAAGGGATGGCCGATGACGCGGAAGCGCAGCGCGCTGAACGGGCCAGGCAACGAGCCGAAGAGGAAGCGCGAAAGGACGCCTTGGTGGCGCAAATTGCCGAGTATCTGGCTCAGCGCGGTGATGAGGATGCCGCATGAGCACACCGAGCGATCTAGCCCGGCGCATCTACGCCAATCTTTGCCAATCCCCAACCCGTAGCCTCACTACCGAGGCCGCGATGGAGCGCTACGACCTGTGGGGCGATGGCCTAGCGGCGGTCGTTGCGGCTAGCAATGGCTATCTGCGCATTCGTTCGCCGGGCTTGCTGGAGGCGGTGCCACAGGAGAGCCGGCGATGACGGCCGCGTTGCAAGAGCGCCGTTTGGAGTCGCGCTATCGGACTGCGCTGAAGGCTCGCGCCGACTGGCTGGAATCGCTGGAACCTGGAGACTCGGTGCATCTGGTGGTCAGCCTGCCCGATAGTGATGTCACCTACGCGGCCACCGTGGGCAGCATCTGCGCGGATAAAATCATGCTGTTTGTGGCAGGCGGATTTCCCGGTGCGTTCGTTTGGCGCCAGCACGGCTGCTACCCGCCCTGGCATTGCTACATCAAGCCCGTCGATGCCAATGCGGACGACCTCAATCCGCTGACGGCGATCAAGACCGACTGGAGCGCGGCATGACCTTCGCCACCCTCTTTACCACCGAACCCTACCGCTACACCGGGCCGATGCGCGCTCTCACCGACGTTTCGCCGGTCTACTCGGTCTGCCCGAACTGCAAGCGGGAGTTAGCCCGCACTCACATCCAGGCCAGCGGCTATCAATTCCCGGTCGTCGCCGATTGCCCAGAACACGGCCGCGTCACGCCGATGCTGAGCAGTGTGGTCAATCGCTATCCAGCACAGGCGCGCTAATTGCTATTTAACTTGCGGTTTGATATAACCAAATTGAATAACAAGGCAAGGTTTTTATGCACATTTCCGAGAAAGCCTTGGAGTTTTTAATCGGCTGGGAAGCGCTTCGGCTACAGCCGTACCAGGATGAGGCGGGGCTGTGGACGATAGGCATTGGCCATCTGCTGACCCCGCGCGAGTTAGCGAGCGGCGGGTTGCTGATTGGTGACAATCGGGTGCGCTGGCGAAAGGGCATCACACAGGAACAAGCCCTGGCACTGAAGCAGCAGGACTTAGAGCCGGTAATGGAGTGTGTAGAGGCACGGCTTCACAACCTGACCCTGGCGCAACACGAGTTCGATGCCCTGGTGATTTACTGCTTCAACATCGGCAATCGGGCGTTTTCGCGTGACTCCTCGGTGCCGCGCTGGTTGGAAACGGGCGATAAAGCGCGCGCGGTGGACGCCTGGAAAGCCTGGAACAAGGTCACGATCAACGGCGTAAAGCAAAAAAGTCCCGGACTCACCAAACGGCGCAAGGCCGAACTACAGATGTTTCTCAATGCGGATTACAGCGGGAGACCCTAGCGTGAAGCACCTACTCTGGTTTGCTCTGATGATGGCGACAACGGCCCAAGCCGCGCCCTTTCTGACCTGTGACCCGTATCCCCCCGATAAAGCCCAGCCCGATACGTTTTTGGTCAGCGTCGGTACGGCCGCACCTATCGCAAGTCCCGCGTTTCGCAACCCCGATGGCAGCGTGATGCTCAAGTACGACCTGGCTGGCGTTGGACTGGGACTCAAGACCGTTAAGGCCCGCGCTAAAAATGCCTGGGGTGAGTCGGGGGATAGCAACCCTTTTTCGTTTACCGCTGGCGCGCCGGCGACGGTCGGCGGTCTGCGATTGGTAGCCGGCGATTCTGGTAGTCCCCCATGATCGAGCGTCGTCGATGGTGGTGGGGGTCGCTCCTGCGCCCGCGTGATGCGCGAGGGCGTGAGAGCCGTACCCTGGCGTTTATTGGCATTGGTTGGGTGTTGGTAACGGCCAAGTTTGCGCTGGATAGTTTCGGCCCATTGCTGGGCTATCTGCCAACGGCCCCGGTCAGCGCGACAGAGTACGCCGCTGTGGTGGCCACGCTATTGGCGGTTTGGCTGGGGCGGGAATGGATCGATGCCAAGCGTAATTGAGTTTTTCGGACCCGCTCCGGGTGTGCTGCCCGAAGCGGACCCTAATCGCAGCAACAATTGGAGCTTATTGCCGTGACTGATTATCAGATTAGCACATTACCTAAATCACGCCGTCGCAAACTGGCTAATGTTGCCACTCGACAAGGCGTTGATATCGCGCATTTGCGCTTGCTGGACATTGAGGCGTTTCGCCCATATATGGACGCGGTTCAGCGATTTTCCACCTACGGCAAAGGGTCATCGCTTGACGATACGCCCGTTGTGTCGAAAAAGGGGCAGCGGATCAATACCTACCTTGTGCACAACAAGCAGTTCAACGCAGCGTGCCAAATGGCGAGCGCCGATGACCCAAACACCACCTTTGCCCAGCGCTTAGCGAGAACAAACATGCTGTATCGGGTGGCGCAAATTTACAAAGACGGCATGGAAAATCACCTCGAACGCGAGGACATCAAGCGGCTGCGCAATACGGCCATTGCCGAAGAGGCTGCCCGATTCGGGCTGGGTAATCGTTCCAGCCAGCGCAAAGGGAGGAAGGCGGCGTGAATGAATTAACACAAGCCTATTTCGATTACGCAGTGTTGCCAATAGATGCCGCACTGACCGCCAGAGCCGCCGCAGAGCGGATTAAGCTCCGACTCAAGCGCACGGTAGAGGACATTATTGAGATTGGACGCGAATTGACAGCCGTCAAGGATCAGTTGCCGCATGGGCAATTTCTGCCGTGGGTGGCTGCCGAGTTTGAGATGAGCCAATGGACTGCCAATCAGTTTATGAATGCCGCTGATCGGTTTGGCGACAAATTAGAGATTATCACAAATTTAAAGCCCACCATTCTGTATTCTCTGGCCGCGCCATCCACTCCTGAATCCGTCGTCACTCAAGCCATTGAGCACGTTGAATCTGGCGAAAAGGTGACTATCGCCGATGTGAAGAAATGGAAACAGCGCGCTGAAGAATCTCAGAAAGAATCCAATGAGCGGCGCAAGAAAATACGCGACCTGGAATATCAGGTTGACCTCTTGAAGGCGGCACAACCAGCCGATAACGAACGCATCATCGAAAAGGAAGTGATCCCGCCGGACTACGAAGCAGCCAAACAGAAAGCCGCCGCGCTGGAAGGCGAACTCAAGGCGCTCAAGGCGGATCAGCAGAAAATCGTTGATAGCCAAGTTCAGGCCAAGCTTCGCGGTTATCAAAGCGAACTAGACGAATTGGAGCGGAAGAAAGCTCAGCTTGATGACATGGTGGCGCGCAAGCAAGCCTACATGGAGTCGCTGTCGAGTGACGTGAAGCGGATCGAAACCCATCGCAGCGTTATCGATGGCATTCGGCTGGAACTGATCGGACTAGCGGCCTTTTTGAGTGACATGGAGGACATGCGCGATCTGGATACCATCAGACGTTGGCAAGCGCTCAGTGGCATGTTGCAAGAGGCAAAAGCGGGGATTGACGCGCTGTTTCCGGCCAAGCCCCGACTGGAGGTGATCAACCATGTTTAACACCCTCTGGACCGCTCTGGTTGGCCTGGTGGCCGTGCTCGTTGCTGGCCTTGGCGTCTGGGTTGCCCGACTCCGGCATCAAGCCGAGAAGGAAGCCGCTGACCGTCTCCAGGCCGAACACGACCAGATTGAACAGGCCGGGCAACGGCAGGCAGATACCCGCAAACGCTACGAACAGCAACCGCCGGTTAATCCGGCGAAACGTTCGGATTTCGAGAGACCCTGATGGGTAGCGCAAGCTCACCGGCAGAGCGGTCGGCTCTTATGCCGACGACACACGGCGCGGCGCCTGACTCACGCGGCGCAAAATGTGTACGAAGCAGAGTAGGGTCATCTGCTTCGGGAGCCGGTTCGATTCCGGCGCGCACCCTCCCTATTGCCCTCGCGTTGGTCCTGCTGACCGGTTGCGCCCATCGGATCGAGTATCGCGCGATTCCAGCGTGGCTGATCCCACCGCCGCCAGTCCTGCCGATGATCACGGCTGCCGAGTTGCAATGTCTGGCGCCGGAAGTCTATGTCCGGCTAGCCCGGCGGGATCGCTTGCGAGCACAAGAGGCGGCGGAACTGCGAGCGCTTTTGGGAGATGAGAATGAACGTTGATGATCCGAACAGCGACCGACGGCCAGCCCACTCGGTGTCGCCGCCCGATCCTGATACGGATCGGCGGGTGCCGACGAACACGCAATTGCTTGAAGCACTGTGGGAATTGCGCCGCGATTTGGCGGTACTTAAGACACAGCAAGCGACCTACGAAAAACGCACCAATGAACACGATTGCGCTCTGGATGAGATTAAACAAGACATCAGGGCCGTCTCTGATAATTTGGAGAGACATATGCTGAAAGAAGAGCAAGATCGGGCGGAGTTATTTCGGCGGGTCACTTGGATTTTGGCCGGTGTCGTCCTGTCGAGCGGGGCATTGATTGTGGATTTAATCATCAACTATCTAAAAGGTTGATGGCTGTGACGCGGTGCGTCTCGCCGGAGGGGCCATGAGCCAAGCACTCAATCCACTCACAGGGCGGATCGGCTATTGACACCGGCTTTCGCGATGCCGTCTTAAAAGCGTTTCGCAAGATTGGCGGCGTAAAACATCTGGCGGAATGGGCCAAAGAAAACCCGACGGAATTTTACAAATTGGCGGGCCGTTTGCTCGCGCAAGAGAAAGCGCCGCCACCACCACAAGCTAAACCGATTCAGGGTCGTTTTGCTGTCTCTGGGCAGACCGACCTGTTCAAGGACGAAGCGTGATGACCAATCAACTGGTGTTGCCGCCTCTCTACCCACAACAGCGGGCGGCTATTTACGCGCCAGAGCGCTACAGCATCATCGAAGCCTCTACCAAATCAGGCAAAACGATGGGGTGCATGGTGTGGCTCCTGCATCAAGCCTGGACGGACGGATCGCCCGGTCGGGAGTTTTGGTGGGTCGCGCCCATTTTTGAGCAAGCAAAAATTGCGTTCAAACGCATCCGTCTTGGCTTGACGCTGGATGGCCGTCCGCCGGCGATCAACCTGACCGCTCGAACCATCGAATTACCGAATGGCGCCACGCTTTGGTTTAAATCCGCAGACAAGCCAGACTCACTCTATGGCGAGGATGTCTATGCGGCCGTGATTGATGAGGCGACCCGATGCAAGGCCGAAAGTTGGCACGCCGTGCGCTCAACGCTTACACACACCCGAGGACCGCTACGGATTATCGGCAATGTGAAGGGCCGCAAAAACTGGGTCTATCATTTGGCGCGCAAAGCCGAAGCGGGCGAACCCGATATGAGCTATCACAAGCTCACCGCTTACGATGCCGCAGACGGCGGAATTATTCGGATCGAAGAGATTGAAGACGCCCAGCGCGTGCTACCGCGCGAGGTCTTTCGGGAGTTGTATTTGGCAGAACCCAGCGACGATGGCGGAAACCCCTTTGGCTTATCCGCGATCGCAGATTGTCTGGCCCCCCTCTCGTCACAGCCTGCGGTGTGTTGGGGGGTCGATCTCGCAAAAAGCGTTGATTACACGGTTTTAATTGGGCTGGATGCCGGCGGGCGGGTGTGTCGGTTTGAGCGGTTTAAAAAACCATGGCAAGAGACGTTGCAAACGGTCCGGCAGTGCGTAGGGACCACCCGCACAGCGGTGGACTCGACTGGTGTTGGCGATCCGATTGTGGAGGCGCTGCAACGCGGGGGTACCGGGTCGTTCTCTGGCGTCAAATTCACCAGCACCAGCAAACAGCAGTTGATGGAAGGGTTGGCGGTGGCCATCCAGCAACAGACCATCCGCTTCCCCGATGGCCCCATTCGGGCGGAACTGGATGCTTTTGAGTATGCCTATTCGCGGGTGGGCGTCCAGTATTCGGCACCGAACGGACAGCATGATGATTGTGTGATGGCGCTGGCGCTGGCGGTCTCGATCTTTCCAAAATACGGGGTCGGTCCGCTCGTCTCCCGTATCGCTGGGCTGTAACCGTGGGCTTTGAGCGCTATCTTGCCATCCTCTCGCAGGCGGCCAAAGCCGTGGCAATCGCGGCCGAAGCGGCGTTCATCCGGCTCCTGGACCTGATTCGCGCGGGAGCAACGCCACAAGCCGCACTGGCCTTGGTGTTGGCTGACTTTCGCGGAGGCGTCATGGAGGGGTTTCGCCAAGCCCTGGAAGCCATCTTGCAAGAGCGCATTAGCCTTCAGACGGCCGCCGATTGGCGCGTAGGGCGGCTTCGACTGTCGGATTGTTTGTATGCCGATAGCCGCGCTGTAGCGGCCACCGTGCGCACCATCATTGACTCGCATCTGCAAGGGCCACAGTCGGCGCGCGACTTGGCCAAGGCGCTCTATGAGGGATACGACTTTAAGCAAGACCCGCTCCGGGTCATCAAGCCCTTACCGGCGTATCTGCAACGCGAGTTTGACCGGTTTGCCGCAGCGAAATTGAAGACCCCCGCGCTGCGGGCTGCCTACCTACAGGCCATCGAACACGCCGAAAGAGGGGCGGGACAAAAAGCGCTGGAGAAGGCGCTGAAGGTGGCTTTTTACGAACGCAACCGCTATCTGGCCCATCGGATTGCGCAAACCGAGTTGCACCGCGCCTATACCGACAAGCAGGCGCGCGAGTTGATGCGACAGGATCGGGTGATTTATGTCCGCTATCGCCTCAGTGGGCGTGCGGGGCATGTGCCGGATATCTGTGATGTCCATGCGCGAGCGGATCGGTACGGGCTAGGGCCTGGCATCTATCCAAAGGCGGATGCCCCCAAGCCCCCCGTTCACCCGCATTGCTTGCCGGGGGACGCGCTCATAACGGCCTGTGGCCGGGTCTCTGCGGTTAGTAAACGCTGGTATGACGGAGATATGGCGGTCATCGCAACCGCCGGAGGCAAGAAGCTCGCCGCGACCGTTAACCACCCAATACTGACGCGGGACGGCTGGATGGCTATCGGCGCGCTGCAAATAGGTCAAGAGGTGGTCTGCCGTGTCGCTGGCCAGCGGCCAGCGATGGTCGATCACCAGCATCAAAACGTGCCAGCCCGCATTACCGAGATAGCGGATGCGTTCCTCAGATCGCGCCAGGTGACGGCCAGAGAAGTGCCAATTGCCGCCCCAGATTTCCACGGCGACGGGATGGCAGGCCAAATCGCAGTTATATGGGCCGATAGCCAATTGTGGGATTGGATTGACGCCAGCCTCCATAAGAGCGTTTTGAATTTTGCGCTCGATATCGTTCATAAAACACTTCCGCTGTTTGGCGATGGCGTTTTTGACCTTGGTGGCAAAACTCTTCGGCTTGCCGCGAACGGCATCATGCGCGGCGGCGGCCCACCGCTTTTTCATTTCTGGCGTCGCTTGATCCATTCTCAATTGCTGCGCCTCGCCATTGCTTCTAACCGAGATGCCGTTGCGTCCGAAATAACGGTTGATGGCTATTCTAGAGATGCTGAATTCCTTGGACAAAGCCAAGCAAGATTGGCCGGAAATGTAGCGATCAACCAAAAGACCTCCGAGTTTGTCGCCGATTTTTCTTCTTTTGAATCCGGCGAGCGCTTTTGCCTCTTGAGCCGTTCTAAGACGGATACCGCGCGCGATGAGAATAGATTTGGCTATACCGATTTGGATATGGAAAGACTTGCAAAGAGCGTCGATCCCTTCTCCAGATCGATAGCGGTCGACAAAATTATCGCAATCGATTTCTTCAAGTTTTCGGGGCATGTTTATAACCTTGAAACGGATCAAGGGCATTATACCAGCAATGGTATTATCACTCATAACTGCCGATGCGTCTTATCTCCCTATTTGCAGGTTCCATCGTCTGTAAAACCCGCGTTTGATCCCAAGGCCGAGCGGGCTTTTTTGCGCTCGCTCCCCGCCGATGAGGCGCAAAAGGTGGCCGGCGGACGCGCCAAACTCCATCGGGCGCTCCAGGGCGAACCTCTGGAGTCGATCTATAACCAAGGGGTTGACCCGCTCTATCGCTGGAAGCGCGTGGGGGATTTTGGCTAGGGGGCTAATAGGGTGGGGGGCTAGCTCGCTTGCGGGCCATTTTCGCCCTTTGTTTGCAGGCGTTAGCCTTTGGAGAGGAACGGAACGGATTGCAGCAACCGACAACAATTGTTTAACTGCCCTGGATCGCGTAGCCAGATAGGAGAAACACAATGCGACCACTGCTTCAGCCCTTGCCCCTGACGATCCCGGTCCCTGACGTTCTGCGGGAACAGGGACTGACCGATGAATTGATTATTGCTGCACAGCAGCCCGTACTGCGAGTGATCCGGGCTTATGGCTGGGAGGTTGAAGAAGTCCCGGTTAAGGATGAGTTCACCTGGTACGAAGAACCCATCCTGACGCGGGACTATTTGGTGCCTGTTACCTATAAGTCCGCGCGTGAACTGGGCGCGATTGCATTTGCGTTTGAGTCTGAGGCGATAGACGACGCCGCCAGCAATGGCGAGGAATATCCGATTTGCCCGTCGTGCTTTATGGTGTGGTTTAAAGAGCAGGAGAAAGATCCGCCGCCGCCGCCGCCAACCATGCCTGAAATCCTCGAAGGTATCCGGGGCCAGATGAAATCTGTCAGGGAGACAATGGACCATATTGAAGCAAGATTGTCCTCTATCGAGGCCCTCGCAGAGACTCCTTCTTGACCCCCACCGCGGATTGGGCGTAAGCTGCTCCTCAGGTGCTTCAGACACACCGAGTAGCGGTTCCCCGCCCCGAAAGCTTGCGGTTTTTTTGTGCCTAACCGGTTTCCATGCCGGGGGTGCGGCTAATACAACACGGGTACGCCCGAAATACGCCCGCCGTCTACTTGCGGTCTGAAGCCCCTGGCACCATTTTCCGGTGGTGTCAACTTTCAGAAACAAGTAGGAGTCGTACCAATGTCTACGCAGTCCCTCAGCAGTGCTCCCGAATCCAATCTGGTTCCTGTCTTCCTTGGCAAGATTGGCAACATGGCCGCCCATGTCTGCGACGCCCGCACCTTGCACGCTTTCCTGGAAGTTGGGCGCGACTTCTCGACATGGATTCAGGAACGGATCGAAGAGTACGGATTTGTTGAAAATCAGGACTTTGTAATTTTCCCCAAAAATGGGGAAAAATCGGGTCGCGGTCGAGGCCGTCCAACCAAGGACTACCATCTGAGCCTCGACATGGCTAAAGAGTTGTCCATGGTCGAACGCAACGACAAGGGCCGGGAAGCCCGGCGCTACTTCATTGAGTGTGAGCGGCGCGCCTTGCTGGCTGCCGGTCAGGTGGTTCCAGCCTCGCACACCGCCACCCTCATCCCGTCTGAGCAGCAGCTTTTGCATGAGATCGTCAAGCACAAAGCCCATGCCAGTGTTCCGGCTGAACTGATTGGCAAGGCTATCCCCGAAATCTGGAGCCGCATCCATCACAAGTTCCACATCTCCAAATATGAACAATTGCCAAGGACGCAACTGACCAATGCGATCCTCTATGTCAACCAGATGGAATTGCGCACTGGGAAGAAGGCCATCCCCAAGGAAGATCCACCCAAAGCCATACCCGCGCCGGATAAATACCACTACCCGCTGTCCTATTGGCAGCCCCTCTGTCCATCGGAGCGGCTGACGTGGGTTGAGTTGGTGCGTGCTGAAAACCGGCCCTTGCCGAACTTGCTGCGTCGGCTGCGCGAAGAAGGCAACGACATCGCAGGCGCACAGATTGAATACCTGGTGATGCGCCACCTGCTGGAAACACAGTCCTGGCTGATTGGGGATATCGCCCACAAGGTAGCGAGTTTCCCCGCTCGCGGCCTGGGACTGTCGATAAGCCTCTAACCCCGCCCCCGCCACGGACGGCGCTATACTGTCCAAAACCGGAGAAGCCTGATGACCCCCGAAGAACTGGCCAGCGTCACCTTGGAACACTTGCGCCATATCCGCAATCGCGTGGATCTGATGTCGGATGATGTGGCGCTCATCAAGCACCGCCTCACGTCGCTGGAAAGCCAGATGGCGAACGTCCATTCGGATATGGCCATCATCCACTTGCGGATTGATAAGGTGGATCAGCGCCTGGATCGAATTGAAGGGCGTTTGGACTTGGCCGACGCGCCCTCCTGATCCCCCCACGCCACGGACGGCGCCTGGCTTACTCGATCACGCTATAACGGTCCACAAACATCTTGTAGCGGGGCAGCCGATCCTCATCCATCACGGTATCTTTATACTGCCATACCAGCGGCCATTCGTCCGGCGTGGTCAGGATCGTGCGAATCTGCTCGCGCATCTCAAACAGCGTCTGATAGATCACCTCCAGCCCGCTATCGACCTCTAACAGGTTCCAGCCGTAATAGACCAATAGGGGATCAATGACATCAATGCCGCCGCGTGGCTCATCGGTGCGAATGAGCGACGGAACCAGCCGGATGATGGGGTAATCTTCCGCGACAATCGGCGTCTCAAGGCCAATCTTGCAGCTTTGAACGCCAGGCACTGCCGCCAGTTGGCCTCGCACCTCAAGCAGGGTCTCCCACAGCGCGCTCAAGGTTAGGCTCGCAGAATCGGGATGGACAAAAACGGTTTTTGTGCCGCAAACGTCGGCTCTGGGGATTGCGTCGCCAGCCGTGCCGCTGCCAGTGCCTCTTTGTATTCGGCCCGGTACTCTTTGAGTTTGACCGAAAAGACATCCTCATCGGTGGCCAGCGACTCAAGACAACACAAGATATAAACCCGCAGCAAAATCAGCTTGTCGGTCCAAAACTCTGGAAACGTGCCAATCGCTGCGACATCCAGCCGGGCGCGATCTTCCCACGTCGGCTTCTTGTCAATCAGCGGCGCAAGATAGCCGTCCAAATACACAATGGTTGCCATGGCGCTTAGTCTCCAATCTCAATCTGATCTACGATGCGTGGGAAATCCCGAACCGCTGCGTCGGCCGCTTCTACCAAGTAACTGTGGCCCCTATAACCGGGGTGGCGGACGAACTTGGCAAACACATACCCGTTGCCATGCACCCAACGCAGTGCCTGTTTGTCTTTGTGCGTGATCACATGCGGGCGCGTGCCCCAGTGGACGAAGAGGGCATGGGGCGCACGGCGCAGATCATGCCCGATAATCCAGGCCTCATCCCCGTCCGGCTTCAAGGACAGTGAGTCTTCCAACGCGCCGGTTTGGGTGTGTTGGGCGACGCCGTGCTGAGCCGTGTCGAAGGCGGATTTCGCTAGCCCTTCGAGCGCTTGCGTTCTGGCGGCGGGGGCCAGTCGCTCAAAGGTGCGGCGAACGGCTTCAATCCCTTCCGGGGTGATTTCGATCACGCGGGGAGATCTGCGGGCAGTGAGGGATCATCGGGCGGGGCAAGCCCCATCTCATCAATGGCGTTGAGGATATCGCTGATCTCATCGCCTGGCAGGGCGCCTAAATCCAGTTGCACCAACTGCTTGAGTTTTGCGCGGGTATAGGCCGGTGGCGCATTGAGTGCCGCCATGTTCTGCGCAATCTCCATCTCGGTCGCCAAATCCGCGATGCTGAAATCCTTGCCCCAGGCAATGGCAATCTCTGCCTCGTGCAAATTCAGCCAGGCTTTCACCAGCCACCAAATCTTCCGCTCGAAATCTTCCATGCGGCGGGCGAAATGCACCAACGAGCTATTGAGCGCCTGAAAGCGCAGTTGCAGCGCCACGCCAGATTCTTGGCTGTTGCTGTTTGGGATATCCACAATCAGCGCCGCTTTGCGAATCAGCCCTTCCACCTGGGCAATGACATCCAGGTACGTGTTGGCAGGGCCACTGGGCGGGGCGATGAATTCTGCCCCGTCTTGATACGCTTGCAGGATATTGCCGGTGCCAATCCCTTGCGCGACCTCTTTCAAGTCCGCCAAGGGGAACCGCGCTTCGGGGACTCGCAACATCAAGAGGCTAAAGGTTTGCGCACGGAGGATTTCATCCAACTCCGAGCGCAGGTTATACAGTCGCTTGCTCAATACGGCGATGGCGGCGAATTCGCCCAGTGAGGGGAACAGCCCCGACTCGGTAAACGCCAGCACCGGACAGACCCCCAGCGGGTGCGTGCCCGACCCGGTTTCCCCGCCTGTAAATTGCCAACCCGTCTCGGTATAGGTCCGCTCCACAGCGACCCAACGGCCGTCTTTGTCTTGGACCTGATCGGTAAAGACCACCGCTGCCAACTGCCCACGGGGGTTCAGCCGGTAGGTTTTGATCGCCTCAGGATAAATCGGCACGAGATAGGGCAGCGTGCGAAGGCCGTCTAGGATTTGCTGCTGTGTGGGCATGTCCACCAGAAGCAGCATCGAACCGCGTGCTTTGGCGTCCACCATAAAGCCTGACAGAAAGACATCCAGGCTATCGTCTTGCCAGTTACACGAGGCGATAAACCCGGCCAGCGCCTCGTTTTGTGTATCACGAAAGGCCGGTCTTTTCAGCAAATAACCCACAAATCGCTGACAGGCGGGCTTGAGCGCATTGTCATACCACGCCAGTTCGCGCCGGCTCTTGATCTTGTCCGCTAGCTCGCGGGGGTAGGCCACCAGATAGGTGCCATCCGCAAAGCCACCCGTGCTGTTGAGGGCATCGGCGATAAATTTAAAGTCAGGTCCGGTATTTGCCACACGAATCACTTGTCAATAGATTTTAACTATGATAATGCGATAATCTATAGAAAATTGCAAAAACAGGTGGCCCATGGATCTTGCGGTACTTAAAGACCGGCTTGGCGATCAGTACGATGCGCTCGAAACCTACGTCAATACCCTCATCGGGCAGCGCGATGCAGCCCGGAAAGAAAGTATTGACGGGCGCAAAGCGCTGAAAGCCGAAAACGAAGCGCTGAAGGCCGCTAAGGCCACGCTCTTTGAGAAGCTGGGGCTGGACGATGAGGCCGATCTGGCGACACTGCCCGATGCCAAGGGCCAAGCCGAGGCCGTCAAGCAGTTCGAAGCGCGCGTGAAGCGCCTCGAAAAAGACCTAGCCGACACCACAAAACAGCGTGATGACGGGCAACAGCGCTATCGACAAGTGCTGGCGGAAAAGGAGATGCAAAAGGCGCTTGCCCATCATGCCTTTGTCGATCAGGAGTTAGTCGAGGATTACGTCAAGTCCCGCCTGGTCTGGGACGATGACGCGCTGATGTATCGCCATGGCGAGACGCCGATGGCCCTGGACGAGGGCGTGAAGCTCTTGGTGAAAGACCGGCCGCACCTGCTCAAGCAGGCACCGGCGGGCGGGTCTGGGTGGAACCCAACCGGCCAGAGCAGCGGGTCCCCCGACCCGAACACCCTACGTCAACAACTACGAGCGCAAGTCTCCAGCGGCAACCCTGCCGCCAAAAGCGCTTGATGAGGGCTATCCATGCCAAGCCTTACTATTGAAATCCCCAATCGCCCCTTGGATGCTGTCATTGATGAGGCTCCAGGGCAGATTAGCCGCGACAACATCACCATCGCCTCAGGCGCTGGCAAGGTCGTCGCCTGTACTGTCATCGGCAAAGTGACCGCGAGCGGGAAATACGTCCCCTATGACAATGCCGCCAGCAATGGCGCAGAAGTGGCAGCGGGCATCACGCTGTATGACGTGGATGCCACCAGCGCCGATCAGGCAGTCTCTGCGATCACCCGCATCGCGGCGCTGGATCGGAGCAAGCTCCAATGGAAATCCGGCGCGGATGATACCGCCAAAGCGGCGGCTGAGGTCGATCTTGCAGCGAAACAGATCGTGCTGCGTACCCGGACGGAGGTGGCGTAATGGACCCGATTTTTGCGCAATATCTCAATCCCGCCGCGATTTTGGCCAGTGTGGCCCGTGCGCCCCTGACCCCAGGCCAGTTGGCACCCTTTTTCGACACGGAAGGCATCCCTGGCCTGACCGCCTACATTAACGACCCGGCCGACGATACCCCAAAGCCCACCGCGGCTATCGCGCGGGGCGGCCCCCGGATGCCCATTGCGGCGGTAGAGGATGTCGTCAAAACCCTCACCACCACTACCTATGGTTGGGAAAAGGCGTTGTATGCGGATTCCAGCTTAGGGCGGCCGGAGGTTTTGCAACAGCGGATCGACAAGATCACCGCGTGGTTGCGCAAGCAGGCGGATGTCCAACATGAATATCTGCGGCTGCAAGCTGTCTTGGCGGCCAGCAATGTGATGGGATCGCGCCCTGCGGCGGTCGTGATCGCGCTCAGCACCGATGCCACCAAGGTGCAAAAAGAGATTTTTGACAAGGTAGTGGTGCTGATGGAAGCCGCGTTGGGCGGGCTGACCTATAGCGGTATCCATCTCTTTACGGATAACGGGTTCTGGTCGGCGTGGCTTGGCAACAAAGAGCGCCGGGATACGCTCATTCAGTCGCCACAGTCGGGGGAATTGCGCGCTGATCCTCGCGTGATCTCTGATTTTGGTGGGGTCGTCTGGGAGCGGTACAGAGGCAAAGGGGCTACCCAGTTGCCGACGAATACCGCGTTTGCCATCCCCATGGGAGTGAGCGGCCTCTTCCGGCAAGTCTTTTCGCCGGATGACACGCTGCAATCGATTGGTCAGGGCGAAATTGGCGAACCGTACTACCCGAATGCCTGGTTACTGGAGGATGACAAAGGCTATCGCCTGACTATGCAGACCCATCCGGCGATGATTTGTACGCGGCCCGATTGCATCCTCGAAATCCACCTGAGCTAACCACATGCCAACGACCAAAGCCAACGCAACAGAGTCTCTTGACGCGCCGCCAGTGGTTGTGAGCGCCGAAACGCCCGCAGTCCCTCAAGCGGTGGAATGCACCCTCCTGCATGGGCGGCTAACCCACGAGGGGCAAACCTACGGTCCGGGGGAGTCGGTCTTTCTGCCCGCTGAACTGGCTCGCGGCTTGATCGCCGCCGGGCACGTTGCCCGCAAGGAGTAAGCCATGCCGACCATTGCATCGACGACCAAACAACGCCAACTGGCAGGCGGTAAGCTGTTTTTCGACCTCTTTAATGCCGCCGGACAGAAAACGGGCGAGCGCTATTTAGGCGCCACGCCGGGGTTTACCGTCGCCATCAAGAGCGACAAAATCCAATCCTATGCCGCCGAGAACGGGATACGGGAACTGGATGATGAGACCATCACCAGCATTACCCGCACCGGCAAGATCACGGTACGCCAAATTAGCCTGGAGAATCTGGCGCTGTTTTTTGCCGCTCAGTCCTCGGTCCAGGCCCAGCTAGCCGGCGCTGTGACCGGTGAAGACGTCTGGGTCCTCCCGGATCGGTTTTATCAGTTGGGCGCGACGGTGGCGAATCCATCGGGCGTGCGCAACGTGACCAGCGTCACGGTCACGGCATCGGCGGCGATTGCCGCCTGGCAGTCAAGTCATGCCTACGCCTTGGGTGCGCACGTCAAGCCCGCTGCCACGCCGCTGTATGCCTATCAGGCGATTACGGCCGGCACGTCGGGTGCCTCAGCCCCCACCTGGCCGACCACCGTCGGTGATGTGGTGACCGATGGCGGCGTGAGTTGGGTCTGTATCGGGATTTTGGCCCCGGTGCTGGATACCGATTACACCGTTGATACGGCACGAGCACGGGTCTATACGCTACCGGACGCGCGGGTGAGCAGTCAGTACCCGATGCCGTGGGCGTTGGGGTATACCAAGACGGCTGCGAGTCGGGATCAGCTCAAAACCGGCGGGTTAACCAGCAACAGCGGGGCGCTGCGCTTTGAGGCGCATAACATCAAAGGCAACAATCGTGACCTCTACGGGGCGAATGTGCTGCTGGCCCCATCGGGCGATATCGTCTTTAAGGATGATAGCCCGAAGTATGGGGAGCTGAGCTTTGAAATCAGCTTTAGCGATGGCCTCAACGGCGAACCGGCCCTGATTATTGACGGGCAGGCGGTGTGAGTCATGCGGGCTGGTTGCTGGAGCCGCCAGCCCGTGTGGAGCGCGCCGTCCTTAGCGGGGGGATCAGGAGGGCGCGTCGGTTAGCTCTAAGCGGCGCTCAATGCGATCTAGCCGAGCATCGATCTTATCCAAGCGGCTTTGGCTGGTGTAGAACGCGGTCGTAAGTGCGCCGAATTGTTGGCCCATGAGCGATTGCTGCACTTTCATTTCCATCACATCAGATTTGATCGTGGCTAGCTCGCCCTGAATCTGCTTGAGGATGTTGAACATCAAATCAAAGTTGGGTTCGGTCATCAGAGGTCTCCTTTTGGACAGTATAGCGCCATCCGTGGCGGGGATGGGGTTATCGAATCGTGACGCTCAGGCCACGATTGGGGTAGGTCAGCACGTCGCGGGCGACGTTATCCAGGATCAGGTGTTGCAGTTCCATGATGTGGCGCATGGCCATGTACTCAATCCGCGCGCCTTCAATGTCATTGCCGTCTTCGCTCAGTCGATGCAGCAACGCGGGCAGCGGACGCGATGGGGCATTCACCAGGTCTTGCCAGGTCAAAAAGCCGATGCGCTCGTGAGGTCGGTCTTGCCAGAACGAGGCGGGGTAGTGGTATTTATCCGGCGCGGGCAAGGCTTTGGTTGGCTCTTCCTTGGGGATGGCCTTCTTCCCAGTGCGCAATTCCATGGCGGTCACATAGAGAATCACATCGGACAGTTGGGTACGCGGCAGGTTTTCGTACTTGCTCACCCGGAACTTGTGATGGATGCGGCTCCAGATTTCCGCCAACGCCTTGCCCATGAGTTCAGCCGGTACGCTTTCGGCCTTGCGGTGCACAATTTCGGACAGGGTTTGTTGCTCAGACGGGATAAGGGTGTCGGCAGTCGTACCCTTAAGGATCGCCTCTATTTGCATATCCGCCCAAACAGCAAATTCAGGATTCAGCCAACGAGCGAACGGAATGCCAAGTCTCGGATCAAGCCAAGTTCCTTGCTCAGAAGGTTCGCCGCCTCGTTTGGTAATAACCAGTTGTTTACGTTCCGTTCCGTGAATTTTGCGGAACGCTTCCAAGTAGTCTTGTGCTTCCTTGGAACGAAGCCAGGCGTGAGGTTCTTTGCTGAACGCCTTCGCTGCCACAGTGGCATTAAAGAAAGCGTTATTGGTAAATGGCACTTCGATGGATTGCCCTTCAAAATCGTAGGGCTTCAGGATCAGAGCGCTAGACATGGATACGACACCTTTCAATTTAAGTTAAGGGCGTCGCCGATAGACGGCGACAGAGTAGGACTCAACTTGAGCTTGAAAGGCCACTCGGACAGGTATTGGGCTTGCGCCTTATTTCCTGTTCCTCATCCTACTCTGCCGGGCGGCATTATTGCAGGGTTACTACCCATCGTCCACACGGACGCCGGGCATAAAAAAAGCGCACTGACGGGGCGGAATGTGCCGCCTTTCAATTTCAAGTACCGCCAGCTTACGCCCAATCCGCGGTGGGGGTCAAGGGGTATACAGGGCAGCGAATTCAGCCACCAAGTCCCGGATACGCTCGGCATACGTAATTGCCTTCGTGCCTGCGGTTTTATCGATAATGGCGTTCAATTCGTAATCAACTATCGTCCGCAGTGTGCGCCCTTTGTCCAGCCAGCCGCCGATGTCACGCGCGATACGGCTTCCCTGAAAACCTTTTGTTGGAACGCTACTGAAGCGCCGCACCAAGGCTTTATGGACACCCTCATTCTTGGGCGGTGGAGTGGGACAGTGATAGCTCACCGTCAGCGCCCAATGATAGGCCGCATAGTAGGCGCGGCTGACCGTCAGGCGTATTCCCATCTCATCTTTGCGGCCTGCTGTGTCTTTGGCTGCAAGCAGAAAATCCTCCGGCGTAATGCTCACGCACCCTCCAGCGCCTCAAGGCCAACGCTAAAGTTCCAAATCGGTAGCGGTTCTTCGTGCGCCGAATGGGCAGCGATGAGCTTTTCGTACAGCGGCAGAATCTCATCCGGCGCCACTGGCAGAACGAATGTGCGGCACAGAAACGGATCGCCGTCGTTATATACGACGTCTCGTAGTCGGATGCGCTCTTTAAAGCCTTGGGCATGGACAAGCACCCATGCCGGAGCTTGCATGGCCGCCATAAGGTCATCGGTTAACCCAATGGCATCCGCTGTGGGCAGCAGTCGATTGAGCGTATCGGCTAAATCGGCCAAACCCTCAGGCAGAGGGTCGTTCGTCTGTTTTTGCAACGACGCTAAAAGATCGGCCGCCAAATGAAGCCGACCGACCGCATACGCCCATTCAGCCGCTTCGCGCAGCGCAGGAAGATAGAAGGGTCCGTCAGGCCCCTGCTTAACAACGGTCATGACCTCGTTCAAAGCATCCTCCACGCGGTGAAATTGCGCCAACATTGTTGCTCGATTCAATGCCAGGACGGGCGTCCAGCCAAAGGCCAGGGCGGCATTGAATTCCCGTTCCGCGTCGGCTTCATCGCCGCGCAACGCAGCCAGAATGCCCAACGCCATGCGGGCTTCTCGGGCGTCTGTTTTGAGCAAGTGTCGCGCGTCCTGGCGCAGTCGCTGCCACTCCAATTCGTCTATCGGTTGCTCATGGGTACGCTCAAGCAGCGCATTCAGCCGATCCAGCAGCACAGTGATTTTCCGTTCGGGCACAGGGGTGGCCACCACGCTCTCCAGTTTTGGCATTTGCAGGTTAGGCCCGCGTCCGAGTGGGGTCAAGGGTTAGAACGCTTACTCTTTTTCGCCTTCCTTACGCAACCGATCTATCTCTGTTTGATTATCACGTATCAACGTATCGTATTTACTCGTTACTGCGTTCATTTCGTCCGACAGACTCTGCTCCCATGTCGCACCAGCCAGATTGTTATTTGCGAACCGCTTTCTGTTACGCAGGGCGTCCAGTTCGTCAGTCATGCTCTGGCGGTATCTGCTGTTTCCAGCCTCAAGCTCTTTAATCTTTCTTTCTCGTTCTGCTTTAGCCGCTCTTTGCTGCAACTGTTTAATTTCGGCCTGCGTGTCAATTGGAATAGTTGTCGATGGTGGCGCTTTTTGAACAGCAATCTCGCTCGCTTTTGCCTCTCCCGCACACGGCGCGGCTTGGTAGATCGTCCGACCATCTGGGGCCACACATTTATTAATAGCCCAAGAAGGCGCGCTCATCAGCGCACAACTCAACAGCACGATACGTTTCATCACTTTCACTCCTCTTTTAATCCATCGCATATCGTAGCCCAACGCCCGGAGTTTTCGCATGGCCGCTAACGACCTTCTGCTTCAGCTCGTCATCAAAGCTGTCGATTTGGCCACCAAAGATATTGATGGCGTACATGACAAGTTAGAAACTCTTAAAAAGGCGCTCACTGGCAACGAGTTCGACCGATCTGCCGAAGGAATGCAAGCGTTTGGCCAAGCGGTTAAGGACTCTACCGAGCCGCTGGCCGCCGCCGCAAAAAACACGCTGGCCCTGAGCGCGGCCGTAACGGGAGTTGCCAGTTATTTGGCGGGTAATGCCTACAAATCTGCCAAAGAATATGAATCTGCGCTAGCTGACCTTGCAAAGGTGCTGGATGGCGGTAAGGAAGAAGCCAAAGCCTACGGCGAAGAGCTGAATAAGCTTGCGCTGAAGTACGGCCAAAACGGGCAAGAATTGGTGGCCGCAATGGCCAACTTCGTTCAAGCCGGGTATGACGCTAAATCAGCGTTCGATCTCGTCGAGCAAAGCGTCAAGCTCAAGATCGCGGGCGACATCGAAGCCGCGCAATCGTCTGAATACCTCATCTCGATTCTCAAAGGCTTCAAAGCACCCGCCAGCGAAGCGGCTAGCACCGTTGATCTGCTGAACGAAGTCAGCAACAAGTACGCCACCGACGTAAAGCAGTTAGCCATCGGCATGGCGGGGATTTCCCCCATCGCTAAACAGATGGGTTTCTCAATGTCGGAAACGGCGGGGATGCTCACGCCGATCATTGAAGTGTACGGGTCAGGATCGGAAGCCGCCGACGCCCTCAAGACGGGATTGCTCCGGCTTCAAGATACTGCCGATCCTGTGGTCGCTGCACTGGGCAGCATTGGCGTTTCGCAACTTGATCTAAACGGCAAGCTACGCTCTGGCAAAGACATTTTCCTAGATGTCGCCAAGGCGATGACGGGCTTGGATGATGCGCAAAAGCAGTTCGTCACGGCGCAACTGGTCGGCATTGATCAGGCTGGGCGTATGAGCCAGGTTTTTAGCAACCTGAGCGGATACTTGGGCGCAACCGATGCCGCGCTGAATAGCACCGGATCGGCACTCAAGGAAGTGGAATCGCGACTGGATACCGCCGAAGCCAAAGGCAAGCGAGCCGAAGAATCCTTCCGGCAACTGTCGGTCACGCTCGGCAATACCTTCAAACCACAAATCGCGGGCGTCATTGGCGCAACCGGCGATCTGGCCGCCGCATTCGACAAGGCCGTCAAGTCCGGCGATCTAGCCCCCTTGCTGAACGTCATCAAGCCGCAAATCGCCGCCGTTGAAAACCTGTTCTCGGCGATGGCGGCGAATCTGGATCAAGCGCTGGACGGGGTGGACTGGACCCCGCTGGTGGATGGCATCAAAGCCTTCTCTGGCGAATTTGGCCAGGCGGTGGCGGCGTTGACCGATGGCATGGATTTAACGACCGTCGAAGGACTGCGGAATCTGCTGCAAGCGCTCATCAATATGATGGGCAATTTCAGCCAGTACGTGGCGGGGGTGGTGGATGGACTGAAGCCGTTTATGGCCAGCCTCAACGCGCTGTTCGGGGCGATATCCACCAACCTACCCACGTTCTCAAATCTGGCCGGACAGATCACCGGATTAGCCACGTCCGCCAATCAGGTTATCCCGGTGATCACGTCATTAGGCAGCGGGATTTTTGGCGCGATTGGTAGCGTTGTGGATTTGACGCTCAAAATCGGCCTATTTGTTGGCGGGTTGAAGCTGCTAAGTGCAGTCGGCATCCCGGTAGGAGAGGTTTTAGGCGGGTTGGCTGCGCGCTTTCTGGCGCTCAATCCCGCTGTTGCCGGACTCCTGTCATCGCTGGCCGGCCTGCCCGGCCTGGTTGCCGGGCTGACAGCCGCTGCTGGTGGTCTGGGTTATGCGCTCGGAACAGTAGTTAACAAAACCGTCGAATGGGTCAGCGGTGGGCAGAGTATCGGCACGATGCTCTATGACCTGGTGCATGGTAGTGATGATGCGGAAAAATCAATTAATCGCGTGGCGACGGCTGAAGAACGAGCAGCAGCAGCGGCCAATATCAAGGCCGCCGCAGAGCGCGCTAAGCGGGAAGAGGAAGAAAAATCGCTGGCCAACGCCAAAGCCTTGGCGGACGCCAGTACGGATAAAAGCGCCAAAAGCGCAGAAGAAGCAGCCGCTATCGAGCGACTCAAAGCGCGATATACCGAGCTTGGTCTTGTCTGGACTCCTTTAAGTGCGGAGTTGGCGAGCACCAATCGGCAGATGATGGAGCACAAGGTCGCCACGCTTGAGCTAGGCACCGCCCTCGACAAAGTAGGCGTTGACGCCAGCGTCATGTCCAACCGGATGACCCAAGCCGGGGAGGGCATGTTAAAGACCCTCAACGGAATCGCTAACAACGCGCAGGCCAGCGGCAAGGAAGTCAATGCCGCTATCTTGAAGATGATTCCCAAGATGGAAACGCAGGCCGAATTAACCGCGCTGCGCTCGAAAATCGAGCAGTTCGGCAGGGAAGGAAAGCTTTCTTTTGAACAGGTCGCTGCCGCTCTTGAATTAGTACAGGGTCGTTCCAGCGAATTAGCGCGTGATCCGGCTTTAGAGCAAATTGTGAACAAAGCCGAAAAGGCGGCTCAGAAAGCGAAGGACTACACCTCGGCACTCGAAGATGTTGCTGAAGCCCAACTCGACGGCATCCGGGCCGAACGCGACCGCGCGACTGCCTTGGGCGCTACAGCGCTTGCTCAGCAAAAAGCCGTCGAACTCGCCAAAGCCGAGGCCGAATGGGCCAAGATTGTTGCAGCGGCCAAGCAAATCGAAATCGCGGCCGAACAGGCGCTGCTGCAAGCCAAGATTGAACAATTGAAATCGGGTGGCCTGCAAACCGAAGCGGACAAACAACAATACGCCGGCCTGCAACTCCAAAACGCCGCTTTGGGCCTGCAAGCCGATGCCGTCAAGAAATCCGCCGAAGCCAAGGACCTCGCCGCTAAGCAAGCCGGCCTGACCACCCAAGCCACCCAGCAAAGCACCGAGGCGACACAAGCGGATACCGTCGCTCAGGAACAAAACAATCAGGCTAAAGACGATGGAATGTCTATGACCAAGCTCATGAACGCCGCGTTGGATGGCGCGCGCGAGCGGACCAAGGCACTCTCTGAAGCGACCGGCGTTCTATTCGAGAAATACTTCCTCGGCATGAATCAGATGGAGCCGACCGCGTTTTCGGCGGCGACCGAAGTAATCCGTATCGGCCTCGATAAGGTGAAGGACAAACATGCCGAGGTTCGGGCGGAAATCGTCAAAGCGGGCGCTGCCTCCGATGAGGCATCCAACAAAATCCTCTTTGGCGCGAACAGCATCATCCGCTTCTTCGCCTACGTCGAAAAGGCCGAAGCGGACGCCAAGCAAGCCTATTACACACAAAAGCTTGCAGCCGAAGAACTCATCGACTCGCTAGGAAATATAGAACAGACCGGGGCGGCATCGTTTGGCTCCATGGGCGCGGCGATGCACACAGTCAATGTGACCGCCCAAACCACCATCGACAGCCTCAATCTGCTCAACGATGAGGATTTATCCAACCTCAATAGCGCCTTGGATCGAGCCAAGCAAAAACTCCAGGAACTCCAAGACGAAGCCAACGCGGCACGGGATCGGCTCTCCGAACTCAATGCCGAACTAGCGCGCGAGCAGGGCGATACCGACACCGCCGATCAACTGGAACTCGAACTGGCCAAGCGCCAAGCCCTGGCCGAGGTCGAAGCCAACCTCGCCAAAGCCCGCGCGGCCAACAACCGCGATCTGATCGCCCTCTACGAAGCACAACTGGCCAAAGAGCAGCAACTGTACGACCTCAAGGAAAAGAACCTCAAGCGCGATCAGGAAGAAGCTCGCAGCAGCAACCGCACCGAAACCACCACCCACACCACCATAACCAGCGGCAGTGCGGGAGTCAGTAGCCCCACGATCAACGTCAACGTCAATGCCAGCAATGCCCGCCTTCTCGATAGCCGATTCAAGGAAGAATTGGCGCGCGATCTCAAACCCATCTTTGATGACCTTCACCGCAGGCTGCAATAATGAGCGTCCAACGCCTCTTGGCCAATGCCAACAACGCCCTGATCAACGCCACACTCAGTGCCTCCAGCACTGCACCGGCGCTGGCGTCCATCTTTCGCGAACCGCAAGCCCGCACCGGCAATGGCGAGGTCATCCTCTCTGGCGGCTACAGTGGGGCAGCCGATGCCGCCATCGAGATTGAGATTCGCACGCCAGTGAGCGGCGCCGAATCCGCCACCACGCCGGTCTTTGCGGGCGCGGGCAACGGGGCGATGAGCGCACCGACCGTCGCACCGGGCACGCCCAACCAGGACCTCACTGTCACGCTGATCAATCTCGGCACGGCCACCACGCGGGCGCAGGCCATCCTGTATGCGGGGGTGTTGCTGCAAGCCAAAACCGCCGGCAGTGCGGGCAATGCCATCACCATCAACGTCACTCCCTCCATTGCGCTCGATACCGCCATCGGCGCGCTGGCCGACGGTCTCTCCCGCGATACCCAAGAGTGGGCCGACCAACGGCTTGACTTTGGCGCCGTTCCGCTCAATCCCGATCAGACCGTCCCCGACACCGCAACCCGCCTGGTCTTTGGTCGGGATACCAGCCGGGTCTATCGCCACTACAAACGCTGGGATGGCGAGCAATGGCAATATGGCGTCTCTCCCAAACTGGCGGCGGCCTATCCCAAAGGCGCCGATGTCCACAAAATCAGCGGCGCCTATCAGCTTACCGTCACCAACGGCGCCACGACCGAGACCTGGGGCAGCCTGATCACGCTCTATGACCTCCTGCGTGCGCTGGAAAGCTCAAGCCTCGTCACCGTCGCCACCCCACCGGCCAACGACAAAACCCCCGGCGGCATGGCCGCCATCGATGTGCCGTTTCGCACCGCCGCCTTTGCCTTGCCCATCACCAAAAGCCGCCCGGCACTGCCCGACCTGGTGGGGTTGGCGGTTGCGGCCACCGCACCCACGGAAACGGTCGCGCTGGAATGCCTCAACGATCAGCCCATCGGCGCTGAAACCTGGGCGGTGCAAAGCAAAGTCGCCGGTGCGTTACCGCCCGCCACCACGGCTATCCTCTACACCGACAGCGGCTTCGTCGGCTTCACCATTCCGCTGATTCCGTTAGTGAGCCGACCGGTCAGCGGTCGGATCAGCATCACCGATCGTAGTTTTCCACGGGATGCCGGGGATACCACCGGCACCCCGGCCATCTGCCTCTACCGGCCGATCTTGGGGGTAGCGGCCACCAACAAAACCTTGAAGCTCATCTGGACGAAACGACCGGCGGGCGATTGCTCGTGCACCGAAGGCGCTGTCAGCGGTCGTCCCAATGAGGATTATCTTGGCATCGACTTAGGAGACCTCGATATGGCTGCATTACAGGCCGGGCACCGTGCTCGGCTGGAAGCGCTAACCCGTTGGTACAAAGCTTTTGCAGCGGCCAACACCGAAAAAACCACGGCGGGTGAAGTGCGATCCGCACAACAGGATTTGCAACTGGCCGCGCTGGCCTGTGGCGAACTCAACACCTGTTTAACCGATCTGTACGGCTGTACGGATGCCATCCTGGCCGATCCGGTCTGGGGCGCATCGGCCGCTTATAGCCTGGATGCCGTGGTCGAATCCACCACGCGCAATGGCTACCGCTACCGCTGCACGGTGGCCGGCCAAAGCGGCACCACCCAACCAACCTGGCCGACCACGCTCGATGCCACCGTGACTGACGGGACCGTCACCTGGACCTGTGTCTCCAAAACGGCAACGGGCGCTTGGGATGACGTGTTGGCGGGACTCTCCAGCGATCTGAGCAGTTTGCAGGCCATCGGGGCGGCCACGATAGCCGGCATCCCCGTTTTAGCCGCCTCGACCGCGTATGCACTGGGCGCTGTGGTCTGGTATCGAACGACGGGTGGGGCAACCCTCTATGGTCGCTGTGTGGTCGCAGGGACGACCGGCACCTCTGGGATTGGTTTAGTCGGAGGGGTGGGCGAATTGTCCGGTGGCGGCGGGTCAGTGCCCACTTGGCTGATTATCTCCCGTGATGAAGCCTGGACGTCCGTCACCGGCGAAGCGGCGGATATCAACGTCACCGATGGTCGGGCGGATGACCCCGGCATCGTCTATGACCCGGACACCTTTGTGTTGCGCTATGCCATCGCGTGCGATGCCGTGCGCGCCATTGCGGGGGTTCCACCAAAAAAATCTGAGGCCAGATCGTCAGGGAACGCGATCTGGCAGGATTTGCAAACCGACTACTGGGTGGTTTCAGGTGAGGATTACCTGCCCATCTTTAATAATGTCTACTACCACGCCTGTGTGCGGCAAACCGACGCGGAGGGCACCGTTCGCCTGGTGCCTACCCTGGAATTTGGCTTTGCGGTGCGGGTGGGCTGTGCCAGTCGTCTGAAATACGGCGATAGCCTGACTGTGACGCTCGGCGATGTCGAGGTGACCAAGCCCTACGCCAAGGGGGATCGCTATGAAATCCCCATCGTGCGGGGTGCGCCGCTGGCCTTCGCCGGTGGGGTGGATGGCAATGATACGCTGACCTGGAAAGTCGAGAGCAGTCTGGGTCCCTTGCCGGACTATGCGCTGACGACCGCCGAACCCGCCTACAGTGCGTCTGGGATC